GCTGATAGATTTATTTGTTAGTGTATCAGAAGAACTAGCTGTAATGTAAGAACCTAGGTCAGAGATATCTGCTTCAACAATAGTAATTGTATTGTTTGCTGTATCAATTGTTTTGTTAGTTAAAGTATCTGTTGAACTTGCAGTAATGTATGCACCTAAGTCAGAGATGTCAGCCTCTACAATAGTGATATTATTATTAGCAGTATCAATAGTTTTATTGGTTAATGTTTGTGTGCCTGTCAGTGTAGCTACGGTAGAATCAATAGCAAAAGTTACAGCATTACCACTACCACTTGTATCAATACCTGTACCACCTGTAAATGTTAGGGATTCAGAATCTAAATCAATACTTAATGCACCCCCTGTATCTGCTTGAAAGTCTAAGTCTTGAGCAGTTACCTGAGAATCAATATATGTTTTGATAGCCTTAGCAGAAGCTAAAGTATCATCACTAGCTGAAACAGAAGATAAGTCTGTATCAACAGAAGTTACACCAGTAGAAGAACCAATAACTAAAGTATCAATATTAGCAGTACCATCAATATATAAATCTTTAAACTCTAAAGCACCTGTACCTAAGTCGATATCATTATCGGTGACGGGAACAATAGCACCATCCTGAAATCTAAACTGTTCTACAGCAGAACCACCTACTTCTACAAATACACCAAATCTATTGTTGGTTGTATCTGATACTAATTTATTACGTGCATCTATGTCTGCTATAAGTGGTACATAACCACCCTCTGCTACTGTACCGTCATGGCTATGACCAGTAGTTGCAGCAAATGCCGATTCTAACTGATTGAACTCATTATTAAAGTGTGTCGCTTCAATAACGGAACCGTCAGTAATATTAGCTGATTCCTGCCTTGTATATGTCGCTCCCATTTATCGTCTACCTCCTGGTATAAATTCTAATTCAAATCCTTTAAAGGATATTGGTAAGTTTGTAGAAAAGTCCTCTACACGTAATGCTACTGTAAAGCCACTTCCTTCTACTGATTGTCGTACTAAGTTTGCACCTGATGAACCATATACGGCTGTTCCATAAGTTGATGCACTTAATCCATAAACTGCAATACCTGCACCTGTTGATAATGTGTAGGCATCAGGCTGAGGAACTTGAGGGCTATCAAAATCATAACGAACTTTAAAGTTTGCACTGACATCACCTTCATTCTCATAGTTCCAAATAACTCTTTGCATACTCTTTCTAATTCCGGGGTCTCCCATGGTCATATCGGGAGTTCTATAGAAAGATTGTATTGTTGAAGAGCTACCTGCTCTAGCAAAAGTATTTCCTAATTCTTGCTGATATACGTATCCATCATAACCACCAGACACAACAGTTTCATCATTAGTGATAAAGTCAGAGTCTGATGAAGAAACTTTTAAACCTACTAACTCTGCGTATTCAAAACCAGGATTTCCTGTTTGAATGTTTGTTTTAATTGTACAGATTAATCCTTTTGCAGAATTTTCTGATTGGTCAACAGAAGTAGGGTAGAATAATCTATACTGAGATTTACTTCTAATAACAAGTGAGTTAATATTATGGGTTGTAATATCTTCAATAATATCCTGTACTTGTTTAGAAATAGTTCCCAACTCAACGTCACCAATTCTATCTGTACCTGCGATTGTTCTTAATCCGTCAGGTCCTAGAAAGATAACATCACCACCAAATTCTTGAATACTTCTTCCGTCAATACATCCAATCTTTCTTGTAACAGGTTGTAATGCAAAGTCTGCAGAAGAACTACCTACTAACTTAAATATCTCATCATTACAGAAGATAAATAAATTATCACGGAAAACTTTAAGTCCTGTAACAGGAGAGTCTACTCGTATTTCACCGCCACCATTGGCTGTTGTAAAATCATTAGTACTAAAAGGTGACATAAATTTAATAGATTGTCTATTACTTGTGTCACCTGAAAAGAATATATGATTCTTAAATATTTCTACAAATTTAAAGTTAGCACTACCTGTTGCATTAACATTAGTTATAGCATAGCTAGTGTTGACAATTCTGGGTGTTGATGTGCCAGTACAAATAACAATGTTATCAATACCATTAAAATTGAATTTTCTAAACTCATAGTTTTGTGTAGGTGTTCCTAATCCTGTAATAAGAGAAGTCCAACTACCTGAACCGCTTGATGCATAATGTATACTTCCTCCTCTACCCGCCAATACAACTCCATTGAATATGGCAGACATAACAACTCGCTCACTAGGTAAAGCTACTTGAGGTACAATATTAGTATTAAATAATGTTGTTCCTCTAATTTTTTTATATCCACCTGTAATGTCAGGCTCAAAGTTTTTTAACTCTAAGGCTTCCCCAGGTGACATAGAGAATACATCTTTGTTGAGGACTAAACCTCCTCCTATACTAACAACGGAAGGCTGAGTTTGTGCCATATATTATATACCTACAGTTGCAGTATTGGGATTTAGATTAACCCTTGTATCTCTCATATAATCAGGCTTATTTAACATTTCTATTCTAATTCTTTCTACGCCTCTTTCATATTCTGCATTAGCTATATTAGCCATGGGTACATCATTTCTTAACTTATATAGATAATACTTTGCTCTATTGACAATTGTATCTGAGTATCTATCGGGTAAATCTAGAACATCATCATAGGCTGATAACTCTGTGTGTGTTTTAAAGTATTCATATTCGATAGTATAAGAGTCACTATCAGGAATAGGAGTTAATCCAAACTTTAAATTGTCTTGTGTTCGGTATACGTATAAAGGTTTATCATATTGAGAATCGTCTATTACTTCATCTATATTATATCTGTTTTTAATAAAGTCATCATAACTTGCATATTTTAAAGAAATAGGTAATTCATTTTCTGACAATCTTACAAAGTCAATATCCAAATCATTTGAAGATGAATTTTCTAAACCAATATAGATAGCTGAAGAGGAGGGAACAAAATCCTTTGTATAAATAGTTCCATTACCTGTTTCACTAACAGCAATAGTATCTGATAATATTTCTGTACCACCGATACTTGTACCTATTTTTATAGATAAGGAATTTCCAGATGCACTAGAATCAACAATTCTTATTGCTAATTTGTGAGTTCTATTTTTAATAACAGAAATAGATTGTGTTACTTCTGCTAAGTTTAATCTCATTCTACCATTACCTACGGATACGTGAGAAGGAGTACCACTAACAGTAACCCAGTCATCTATAGAAGATGTAAATTCGGTATTAGTAATTCTTTGTTTTGGTTTTAATCTAAAAGTATCAAAATCTGCTTTTCTAAAAGAAGCAGGAAATGTATATTCTTGTTGTCCTGAATAAGTATCCTGTGAAGTCTTAACAAATAACCATGGCCATTCTACTTCAGCATTATATAAATCATTAACAGATTTATTAACAAAACCTTTAACAGCAGTTTGTACACCTCTACTAGCAGAGAATGTACTACTTGTTAATTCGACTTCATTAAGTTCTCGCAGAACGAGATTAGTTAATGTTAAATATGTTACTGTTCCTGCCATAAGTGTCTTATACTCCTAGTTTTTGTTTTATGTATTGGTCATAATCTTCTTTAGATACACACATGTAATCAAATTGAGCTACATTGTTATCTTTGTTAAACTGTCTTTGTACGGATGAATTGAGGTAATCTATTTTAGCATTTAAAAATGCTTCACATGTTTCCAAATCTATAAAATTAAAACTAGTCCAAGTGTACATATCGGGTGTGGCACTAGTCTTTAAAAGAATAATTAGTACTAATACAAATTTCATACTACCTCTCTATATAAATTATATGGGGGGAATTAAATCCCCCCGTATACTAATTAGTCTATTAGAATATGTTCTGCGACTAGTCCAGTATTTCTCAATACCTTTCTACCGAAAACATGTAGACCTCTAACGACATCAGCAAAAGTTGTAGTATCTCTTACGACTTCAATTTTTGCGATATGGTTAGCAGTAGCTGTAGATGACATGTGACCTGATAACACTTTGTAGTAGTTAGCTGTTGCACTTGCTGCAAAGTTATTTGTCATATATAGGTCCATGTTCATTACTTTACCTGAGTATACTTTACCATTTCTTAATGGCTTAGCAGCACCAGTTGTATCATCCATTAATTTAGATGATGTTTGACCTAATTGCTCAAAGAACTCAGGTGAACCTAAGAACCATCTGTTCTCTTCAGGAACATCTTGTAAGTTCAAAAGTTTTGAGTGTTTGGAAATTAAGTTGACTGGGTCAATCTCAGATGTATCATAACCTACGTCTACACCAGAACCGTCTGAACCAATAATGTGGTCAGGGGCTGAGGCACTAGGTCCTGCGAACATAGCTGCGATTACGTTAGCATCGTATGCATTTTTAAGTGCGTATGCACCAGAAGAAGTAGCAACACTTTCAAAGTTAATGTGAGAATGTCTTTCCTCGATGTCATCAACTTTAAATGCAAAGTAATTTGCTTGGTCTACAACGAGCTGTAACTGGTCATCAGCTAAATCTGATGGACTAACAGTTGTACCCCTTGAGTAAGCAGTGACGCTAACAACAGGCTCTTTAATTATATTAACGGTATCGCCATAGTTTTCAATCTCACCAGTGTAGTCGGTATTAGTAATAGCTTCTACGACTGATGCAGTTCTGAAAAACTTTTGGACTTTTTGACTATAGATTACTGGGCTAAAATTACCATTTGGTAAGTTAGTGTAACCACCTGCACTTGGAAATGCCATAGTTTTTCTCCTTGTTGTTTTTGTTGTTTATTTAAAGTTGTTATGAGTTGTGTATTATTTGATTCTACCTTCTCTATTTGCACTGTCGATTTCTTTTTCAAACCTATCGTACTCACTTGGTTTCATCTTGCGAATTTCTTCCCAAGTCCAAGTTTTCTTATCAGTTGGATTCTCACTAGGCTTAGTTTTAGACACAGCTTTTGCTGCTTCTTTCTTAGCATCGTAAGTCACCTTTTTAGTAGAAAGACCTCTATCATATTTGTACAAGTCAATCGCTCTAGCCGCTGCTGTTGGATTGTCTGTATTATCATAGAGCCAAGATTGAACAGTCTTATCTTGAACATATGCCCATTCATGAAAATCAGAACTTTCTCTGATATCTTGAAAGTCGGGATGTTTCTTAGCAAGTTCTACTTCAGCTTTTTCTCTAGCAAGTCGAGACTGTTGTTTTTTTAATTCCAACATTTCCTCTTGTAATTCTTGCTTCGTTTTCATTGTAGCCTCTGTAGTCAATTGCATAACAGAATCATACATCTCAGGATAATCCTTACGCCACTCTTCTAACTCTTCTTTTGTTTTAAAAATAGGTTTAGATGAGATAGCCTCTTTCTCTTTCTTTAGTTTGAAAACTTCGTCTTTATGCTTAGACACGGTTTCATCATAATGCCGTTTTAAGTCGTCATAACGCTTCTTAAATACAGCATCTTCTACTCCGACAGGGTGTTCATCTTTAGGGTTTTTCTCGTCAGAACTTTCCTTAGATTCTTCAGTAGCTGTCTTTTCGTCTTCCTTGTCCATTAAATTCCTACTAGGATGTTTATAAGGACTCGGTGTTGCCTCTTCTGTCGCATCGGAAAATTTTTCTTCAACAACTTCAGATTGGTTTTGTTGTTCCATTTAGTACTCCTTCGGGGTGCTGTTGGATTCAGGTCGCCCCTATATGCAGGGCCTCTATAGAGAGGGTGGCTGCGTCATCATACCCTCACCAGTCGTTGGTGCAGGGCTTTCACTTTGTGGTGAAACTGGTTGTGGTTGTGCCACTTGTGGTTCAGGGATTGCTTCTTGCATAACCATGCCGAATCCTTGACCAAAAACTTTTGACATAAAATCTCTAAACTGAGGTACATTTAATTGTGTGATTAATCTCATTTCTTCCTCAGATAAACTTTGTAAATTATTAGAAACTTCTTCCGCTGATATTTCTAACTCCATAGGTTCTTGAGCAGGAGATGTTTGAACATCTGCCCCCATCATACCCTGTCTCATTTCTTCTTCCATTAGATTCCTCCTCTTAAAATTCCGCCACCTGTTGTGCCTGTTTTTTTATTTCCAGAATAGCCTGTTCCTGTTGATTTTGATTTATCACTATTTCCTCCGCCACTAGACTTAATTCTTTGTCCTGGACCTATTGGAGGCATACCTGCTACATTTACTACGTTAGGTTTATTTAACGTGCTATATCCTACAGTTTTTCCTTTATCGTCTTTATGTTCTATAATTGTTTGATTTCCAATTTGTCTTCTTGACTCTCTGGAATTATTGATAGTATTTTGTAAATCTTTTTCTTCTCTTTCACTCTGTGCTTTACTTATAGATATCTTTCCTCTAGTTTCTTGTATCAAATTCTTTAATGATTCTTGTTTTCCTCTATTTTCTTGAATTGCTCTAGGTGTTCTAGTCACAACTTCAGTTTGTAACTTACTTAATTGTTTAAAAAGATTATTTAATTTTTCTTGGTTAGTAACAATAGTGTTTTGTAAAGTTCCAAAGTTACTTGCAAAGTTAAGTGCTGTATCAGATATTTTATTTATTCCACCAAAGTCTTGTGTGGTTAAAACAGGAGTCTCTGTATCTGCTACTTTTGTAGTACCCGCATCTATTTTTTCCGTTGGAACATCTTCAGGAGTACCTTGTTCTGCAGATATAGTTTTATCCTCTCCTTTAGTAAAATAATCTGTAAATTCATTTACTAAACCTTTAACTACTGCAGGAATTATAGGTCCTTTTTCTACAATACCTTCTACTATTTCCCCTATCGCTACACCTGCGTCTTCTGCTAATTCACCTAATGTGGGAGATGTCGCAATAACTCTATAATATTTACCATCATTTCCTAGAGTATAATCTTTATCTATTCTTTCTTGCCCATAAACTTTTCTTAGTCTTTCTATCTCTGCGTCAGATTCTTGTTTTATTTGTACGCCTCTATTTCTATATTTTTCATTTACTTCACCTATTTTAGATGACAATTCTGTTCCATACTTTTGTTCTGCTTCTAACATTCTTGTAGCATTTAATGCGTCAGGTTCATATCTTCCTAATACAGAGGTATACCCTTCTATGACACCTGCATCAGATATCTCAGGTCCAGTATATGTAGGTCTATCTCTACCTCTATCCTGTTGAATAGGTTGGCATACACCATTAACTAATTGATATCCTGGAGGACATGGGTCATAAGTAGGTTGTGTTACTTCAGGTGTAGGTGTGGTATCTACAGGTTGTGTGACAGGTGTTGATGGTTGCATTATACCTGTACCTACTTCAGGAAAATCTTCTTGTCTAAATTGAGGTAGCTCCCCTTGTTCTATTTCTCGTAACAT